GCCGCCGCCGCCGCCGCCACCAGCGCCAGTATTTGCCGTTCCGCTTGAACCTGAAGCCCCAGCAGCACCACCCGTTGAACCGCTTGTCATATTTGAACTTCCTCCACTTCCGCCAGTTGTTGCACCTCCACCGCCGCCACCAGCATAAACAACACTCGTTCCATCAATTGTTGAAGTTAATCCGTTTCCACCAGCACCCCCTGAAGAAGTTGTTGCCTTAACTCCTTGGGCAGCAGCACCACCGCCACCCGAAGAAGCCCTTGTTGTAGCTGAAGAACTAGTTGGTCCTGATGCAAATCCTTGATTTGTAGTTCCTAAATTAGTTGAATTTTCAGCCACACTATCAGTAGCATTGGCACCACCACTTCCATAAGTACCATTTCCTCCACTACCAGTTGCGCCTAAACGTGAACCGCCACGACCACCTTTTAAAGAAGTAATTGTTGTTATATCTGAACCCGATATAGAAGAATCATTTCCATCAAGCCCCTGGGCATAAAAACCAGTCTGATTTAAGGAATTACCTCCAGCACCTACGGTAATTGTATAAGTTGTACCGCTGCTTAATGTTAAGGCGGATTCCGCTGAACCACCTCCGCCCGAAGTACCAAAAGAATTTCTTAAACCACCAGCGCCACCACCAGCGCCACCAATACCTCCAGCACCGTCTGAATATCCACCAGACCCACTGCCAGCCCCAGCAATTACTAAGTAATCAACTGAATAAGGGGGGCTACCGGCATTCAAGCCTCCAAATTGTAAACTTTGTCCAAACATATTATGCTATTTGTGAAATTGAATACCAAAATTCTGTTGCACTTACGCAAACTATTTGTATAAAGTTTTTAGTTGCGGAAGTATCATCATAATCTCCAGATATTTTATTAAATGTACCTGATGCTCCACCAACTGTAAATGCTAAGGTATAAGAACCCCCTGCACCAGTTACAATGATTGCCTTAGTAATTCCTACTTTTGGGTTTGTAACGTTTAACGTTGTATTTTGGTCTGGTGTTAATGTGAATACTTGTGCTGCATCAAAATCAACATCAACCGATGCTCCAGCAGTTAATACATCTGAAGTTGTAAATTCATCGTCAATTTTTTCATATGAAACAATGTCATCTTGCAACATTGCATTTGTAATATAATTATCAGCAACTGTAGTAAGAGCTATCGCTTTAACGTGAATCATTTCTATGGCTGTACCATTAGGAGGTGCGGTAGAAAATGTTACAGTTGTTCCTGAAGTAGAGTAGTTAGCTTTAGCCTGATAAACACCATCAATATAGATTTGTGTATTGTTTTCTGTGCTAATACTTTGTGAAGCAGTAAAAGCTACTGTAGTGCCATCTCCTGTAAAGGTATCGATATAAATATTAGAAAGTTCTCCACCTCCTATTTCTCCCCACTCAGTAGTATAGCCTTCAAATTTTCCATCCGTAGTATTGTATCGGAACATCCCAGCAGCAGGTACGCTAGGTCTTTCTGCTGTAGTTCCAGAAGGTATTCCTAAACTCTCAGTTCCATCTAGTTGGATGTTATCTATAATCTTAGCAGCTGTTACTGCATCGTTAGCAATAGTTAACGTTGTAGATCCTGTTACATCTCCTGTGTGAGTTTGGTTATATAGGTTTGTTGATCCTTCTGTTAAATCATCTGTTGATGTAATATCATTATCTACAGTAAAAGAAGGATAAGTACCGCTTACAGTAATATTTGTACCACCAGTAAGTGCAACTGTTTGATCAGGAGAAGTATTTTCTACTGTAAAACTAGGATATGTTCCTGTAACAGATATTCCTGTGCTAGCAGTTAAACTAACAGTTTGATCAGGCGCTGTGTTTGTTATAGTAACTACATCAGCTGCTTGTGTAATGCTTAAACCTGTACTTGGAGTAAGTGTAATATTGCTATCAGTTCCTATTGCAGCATCTAAATTTACATCTACGCTTGATCCATTTGTTGAGGTTCCTATTGTATAAGTATCCCCTTGAGCTGGTGTTTCTGGCTGCCATCCGTTTACTGTATCGTATGTTAGTATCTGACCATCTGAAGGACTTGTTGAAGCAACATCATTTAAATCGCTTAAAACAGCTGTTCCACTCATTAATGCACCTGCTGCCGCTACATTTGTAGCATCGGTCACATCTGCATTGGTTTCTATCGTGGCAAGTTTTGTTTCTGCTGTAGTTAATCTAGAATCTAGGGCAGAGTCTGCACTTGTTCTGGCGCTAGTTTCTGAAGTTAAATCGCTAATAAGAGGATAATAAGAAGAATAATCTGCTTCTAAGGCTGTTATTGCTCCTGTTCTACCAAATACAGAACTAACTGAATCTGTATTATCTACCTTTTCCCAATCTGTTCCATTAGAAATTACCCAATCTCCTATCTCATAGCTTACAGTTAAATAAGTACCTGCTGTAGAAACAACATAGTAATGTCCTTTTACTGTGCTTGCTGTTGGTAGTGTAGGCGTGTTAGTATTAGCGTTCCAAGTTCCTTGATATTCTACTTGTCCTATAATAGAACTAGGCAAATAAGATGTGGCTATTTTACCAGTTCCATCAAGAGGCGCATACCCATCAGCTTGTCCTTTTTCACTTATATCTTGTTTTCCACTTTGAAGCGTGCTAATGTCAGAATCATTGCTAGAAATGTTTCCCTCTGCGGTTGTTAATCTTGTATCTAATCCTGATATGTCAGATGCGTTTGTAGAGATGTTTGTGGCGTTAGTTGAAATGCCAGAAGCATTAGTAGCTATATCTGTAGTATTAGTAGCAATATTAGAAGCGTTTGTTGCTATATCTGTATCATTGCTAGTAATATTACCTTCAGCTGTGCTTAGTCTAGTGTCTAATGCTGCAATGTCTGTATCATTAGAAGATATATTGCTTTCAGCTGTAGTCAATCTGCCATCTAAGGATGTAATATCAGAATCGTTAGATGTAATTTGAGATTGTAAAGAAGTATCCGCACTTGATCTTGTGCTAGCTTCTGCATCTATATTAGATTGAAGGGTTGTGTCAGCAGATGCTCTTGTTGATGCTTCAGCGTTAATATTAGATTGCAATGTTGTATCGGCACTAGCTCTAGTAGATGCTTCTGAGTCAATATTCCCTTGTAATGTTGTATCAGCTGCTGCTCTAGCTGTTTCTTCTGCTGTAATATCCGCTGTGTTTGTATCGATGTCAGCTTCAGCTGTTGTGAGTCTAGTATTTAAAGAAGAAGCATCTATAGTAATTGTTTGCCCACTTGCAGTAGTAGCTATACCATTTGCACCTGTTAGGGTTAAAGATTGGCTATCTAAATCTACAGCACCTGTACCAGTATCTCCTGCAAAATCTAAATCTTGTGCAGTTAAATTAGTATCAACATAGTTTTTTACAGCAGCACTAGTTGGTATTGTTGTATCGTTATTGTTACTGGCTATTCCATCAGCAGCATCAACAAATTTTGAAATGGTTATGTTTTCTCCAGTATCTTTTAAAGAACCAAACTCTAAAGTTCCAGTTGCTTTTAAATCTCCTGCTGTATTTAAACTAACACCAGATCCTGTACCATTACCATCAGTAATTTCTTGTAGAGTTGCTGCTAACTCTCCATTATCATCTACTTTGAGTAATGACTTATAGGTGTCCTTTATTTGATTTCCTGTTAATGTTGCCATTTTGTATTATTTTGTTTAAGTACTGTTTTAATTTAGTAACGTTGTTTTGTTTTGGTTTATACTTCATAGAACCCATCCATTAAAATTAGCCTCATACGAAGGACTTATATCATCATTGCTATTAGATGTATATTCAGGATATCTAGCTTGATTAAAAGTCATATAATCGATAAATCTGCGTGTGTAATACTCAGCTATATCTAATTCTTTTTGTACCAAATAATCAACCTCTTCTTTGCTTACAGTTTCTGCTGTTTCGCTAACGTGCTTATATATTCCTCCATTCTTAATAGTATATGCTGCAAAAGGCAAATAATCTACCATAGCAAAATGGATTAACATAGGCTGCACATAAGTGTTTACTAGAGTAAGATAATCTCCTGTCAATGTTCCCGCTAGAATATCGTTGCTAATTTTGTTGTATAAATCAGATCCTAAATAGTTTCTAACGTGAATTTCTTGTGCTATCTTAATGAACTGAATAAACTTATCAGTATCTACATTACCATCTAAGATGCTATTTCTTACTAAATCTGTTCTTGTTATGAATAGTGCTGTAGCCATTATCCTCTAGGTTTTAAAAATCCTCTATTTTTCATATCTTTTGGTCTTTTAGCTACTTTAGGATCATTTACCTCAGGAGTAAAGCCTTCCTTCTTTGCTTTATTTACACTTATCTCAGCATTAGGATTAGTAGCATCAGGATTAACGCCCTTTGCCATATAGGTTTTTCTCATCCAAAAGTGATGACAATCTCCTCCGCCTTTATATAACCAAATGTCATAAGTATCTGCTCCATCAGCGCCCCATCCTGCATTAACTGCTCTTTGACTCATAGCCTGAATATCTTCTTTTCTATAAATCTTCTTAGCGGTTACCATCTTCTGACAAAAATCTCTTGAGTTATCTTGTATTGTTAATGGCGCATATTGATATCTTACTTTGAATCTTAAATTATTTTCTTCTCCATCTTGCACACTCTTTGCATTTGGTCTAGCAATTCCTGTAGAAGCTAATCCAATCATCTTATCTAGAGCATCCTCTTGATCATAATCAACTGCTCTTTCATCAACGAGTTCCCAGTTGTCTAAATCCTCATCCTCTCCAAACTCTTGCAATAGGTCTGCAAGCTCCTTAGTTGCTTTAGGATTTTGCTTGCTCATTTTTACCCCTGTCTCTTCTTCTCTTGTTTCATCATCTACCACATTTTCTAAGTCTGTAAATTCTAGTGGCTGTAGAGTTTTAAAGTATAGATTAAGAGAAATGCTGTTATAAGCTAAGATTTGATCAAAAGCATCTATCAATAAATTTTGAAAAGGTCTGATAACTGTGTTATCCATCAAAATAGAGGCTGTTTTAAGCTCATCTGCATTGTTTCCTAACCCTGTGTTATCCTTAATGCCTAAAAGCATAGGAGAAACGATTCTATGGCTTACTAGGATCTTTCTTGAGCTTTCATCAGATAGGAATTGATATTGATTATGAGCATCAGATAACTGTACTGGCTCTATATTAGCTTGAGCATCTGCATTATCATTAAAGCTAAGGATAAACTTACCTGCATTTGATGTGCCAGAGAACTTTTCATAGATCTTATTTTCTATTAATCTTCTTTGCTCTTCATTTGGCACTCCGTTATTGAAGTTGATTAACATAGATGGAGCTAGTCCATTCATTATGTTGTTTAAGTGATAATTGCTTATTTCCTCTTCTAGCTCGCTATATTGTAAACCTCCTTGATAATCTACTGGAGAATAATAATAGAATCCTGCTCTGTAAGGTTTGACTACATATATTTCAATAGATTCTTTGCTGTATCCAAAGCAAGGTATTCTTTTTGGCTCATCACTTGTTTTAATGTTTGCCCAATCCTTAAAATAATAATAGGCTTCTATATCTCCTTCTTCATTGCATTTCTCTGCTCTTAGTGTTTCAATAGGAAAATGCTCTACCTGTGCTATTTTAGTTCTATCCTTAGAATAAATAACTTGCATTGCACAGCTTCCCATCAATTTTAAGTCATATACTAGTTTTCTAACGCAATCTTTTTTAAGCAATGTTATAGCTTGTGCATATTGATCTGGTTTTCTGTTAGAATCAGTAGCATCTAATCCTTTTCCATAAATCATTTCAGACAAACCATTGATAGCAGCGTTATTTGTAGGAGATCCGTTGTATCTATCTATCAAATATTGAAAGTAATTGTTATCTTCTCCATACGACACCCATTCTTTGCCTCTTACTTCTTTTATTTTAGGAGAAGTGTATGTGCTGAGATTTACTAGATGTACCTCAGATTTAGGTGCTGATTTTGGAGCAGTCCTGTAATTATTTACTTTTCTCATATTATTATGTAATCATTATCGTATGTATTCTCTGAAACATACACATTTTTATTTACGCTGTAATATTCATCCTCCGTTTGGTCAAGAGGTTGGTCAGTACAGAATATTTTATCTTTATAAAGGGATAAAGTAGAACCTTGCGAAGCGTTCCATAAATCATAATTCATATCCCAAGTTAAAGTGTTTTGTTCCCATAAATTAGCATCTACAACAAAATTAAGATCATAGAATCTGCCTTCAATAAGATTAAAACTCGCTGTATATACTAATTCATCGCTATCTTGTGTTAAAGATACTGTTTCATTAGTTACAACATTAGTGCTATCATCTCTTAAAAACAATGTCGCACTAGTAACATATTCCCTAGGTACAAATCTTAAAGTCTGAGCAGATGTGCTAGTCGTAAGTATCTTCATACATATATAACGATAAAACTTAATTATTTTGCATAGGAGCAAAAAAAAAGGCTAACATTTCTGCTAGCCTCTTTCTCATCAAAACATCAATTAAGCATCAGGGTCAATCTGAGTACCTGAAGCATCACTTGTAATTACTGTTGAAGTAACAAAGTAAGCTGGAGCAGTTTCCATTGCTTCAAATGTCAAAGTAAATCCTGAGAGGTCAGCCATACTCGCTCCGCTGACAATAGTTCCGCCAGTAACCTCCGCTCCGTGATCAAGTCCTACTAGGAAAAAGTTCCCATTGTAATCTTCGATAGAAATATGAGGTCTAGAAGCAGCTAGTAATTTAATCTCTTCTTGAGTAGCCTTATCTAAATAAGTAAGTGTCAAGTTAAGAGTTTGCGTATAAAAAGTAGTACCATTCTCTCTTGATGAGTTTACAGTAGTTTCTAAGCTAGAGTTTCCTTTGATGTCATACTGATACCAAGTAGGTGTTCCTGCTAAGGCTGTAATCTCTCCTGCGGAAATGGTAGCCGTACCTAGTGTTCCATAATCAGCAAAGTAAACAGTTTTTAATCCGCCTACTGCCGACTTACAAGGTAGCGACCTTCCAGATGTTAGTGCACAAGCCATATTTTTTTAGTATTAAAAAAGGGCAGGCAGGAATTGTCCTAACCCACCCTTTATATTAGACAATTATTTTTATTAAGCTAGAGTTAGTAAAGATAAATCTGAACCAATTCCATACTGTACCGAACTTGTAAATCTCATAATTACACGAACATTTTGAGATCCATCAAGATCAGCCATATCTAACAATTTAACTTCTTGGTGGTCAGATAAAAGACCAGTACCAAAGTAAAGGTTAGATTTTTGTCCTGCTACAATGTGATCTGAAGGCATACCTGGTGCAAGAATTACTTTAATTCCCTCAAATGAAAGAGCGTTACCTTGATTGTACCATTGAGAACCTTTAGTATCTGTACCTGAAGCACCAACACCATTTGCAGCATATCCACCTAAGTGTCTGATATAGGCTTGCCAAGCAGCTCTAGGAACATAAATACCTAAATCTTCTTTTCCGTAGACAGCAGTTGGTAAAGAATCTACTACGTTAGAAAGCAAAGTTACAATGTTAGAAGATGAAAAAGCAGTTTCTGATCCGTTAGCAGCATCATTTACAGTTGCATCAGCAGCCATTAAAACTGTAAATCCATCAAATTCTCCAGCATTTCCTGTAACACCACCCCAAATGTTTTGCTCGTTTTTCTCAGCTACTAGTCCAGCAACGTGTCCAATTAAGAAATCACTAAATGCAGGAGGCAAGTTGTCAAATGCAGAATATCCCATTTGTACAGCTTCCCAATCTGAGTGGAAATCTTTCTTACAAAGCTCTAAGTTTACTTGGAACTCTTCTGGCTGAAGAATTCTTTCAGTTAGAGTGATTGTAGCTGTGTCAGTAAAAGAACAAGTAGAATCTTTGATAACGTTTGAATCAGTAGCTACTTTTTTAATAACCTCTTTGAATTTTACATTAGGTTTAATTTCGATATTACCTTGCTCTAATGTTGGAGAAGATAATAGTGCAGCAGCGATATATTTCCCTGCAAATTCGCCAGCATAAGTACTGGTAATACTAGTTGTAGTTGCCATTTTTTATTTTCTATTTAAGGTTTGCAATTTTTTCAAATACTCGATCTCTTGTGCTTGTAGCTCTCTTTTGGCTAAATAACACTTGAGGTTTTTTGTTTTCTGTTTCAGGATTGTGCTTCAATGGAGCAACAGCAGGAGCAGATAGTTCTTCTTTTAATTGTGCCTCTTCTTTTGCTTGTTCTTCAGCCATTTCCTTTTTTTCTTTAATCATAGCTGCTATTTCTTCAATCATTGAACGAATCTCAGCTAATTCTTCTTTAGTAGCATATTCAA